GGAGCTAATTAAGACTGGTAGAGCATTGAACGTCCACGATAAGGACTCGGTGAAACAGATAGTTTCCTCGTGGATCAGTGAGTTGGGAGAGCTTGACGCTACATTTAAGAAGTCCGACATCGCAGCATTAAAGGCTTTTATTACATCAGACACGGACGAACTTCGCAGGCCCTATGCTGCTGCTGAGAGCCAGTATGCTAGGCGTACCGTATTTGCTGCGTCAGTCAATGAATCAAAATTCTTGCAGGATGATACTGGTAACAGTCGGTTTTGGGTTATACCTATTATCTCTATAAATCACGCTCATCAATTAGATATGCAGCAGGTTTGGGCTGAGTTTTATAGGCTGTGGAAGGGTGGGGAAAAGCACTATTTAACCAACTCAGAAATGGCAATGTTGAACGGACATAATGAAAGTTTTACCGCTCCTGAACCGATTTTTGAGATGGTTTCCAGTCACCTTGACTGGGCTAATTTTGACCCAAATGATTGCCGATGGATGCAAGCGAGCGATGTTTTGAGATGGATTGGGAAGGAGAATCCGTCAAAATTTGAGACAATTGTGGGGGGTAGAGCAATTCAAAAAATGAACGGGGGTAGGCAAAGAAAGAGTCATGGGAAGTTACTTTCGGCAGTTCCCAATGATAAAATCTCAATTGAGGTTCATAATTTTGACAAAGTTGGTAATAATTCCAGTGAGGGGGTATATGATACTATCCCCTTTTAGGCTCATATACCCCACCATATACCCCACCCTCAACTCCAGCAATGGTAAGGGTTGGGAGCATAGGGGGTAATAGGGGGTAATAGAAAGTTAGTATAAACTTATATAGGGAGTGGTTAGTGGTATATACCTCTTCCTATATAGAGTTGGGAACGGTATCACCCCCACCCCTACCTACCCCCGTGTAAAAAAAGCTTGACATATATTATAGAAGGTTTAATATATTATTTATCGAGGTCGCTGTGACCGAGAGATGACAAATCTGGAGATGAAAAATGGGTAAATATGACGATATGTTCAAAGAGCCTCGGCGTGAACCTTTCGAGCCGACACCCTGGTTGATAATTTTAATTCTGGTGATGGCGATTGCCTTCACTTCCTACATCTCACAATCATGCGGAGCATAAAATGGATATTAAGAAAATATTAGAAGCGCAGCATACCGAAATGCAACTTACTGTAGCATTCGCAGTCGTAAATTTCTGGCGGGCTGACGATGACACCCGCGCCAAGATGCTGGCATCATACCAGTCTATTTTGCAAGATGAAGAAGATCACGAATACTACAATAGGGAGCTACAGCGGAATCAAGGGATGAGCATGGAGGAGCTGGATCAGTATTTGGACGATCCACGTCATGGACAAGGTAGCAGCAAAGGAGAGCATTAAGATGAACTGCGATACCAGCCCCAGAACGATCAGAGAGGGCGTAGAACGCAATAAGTCACACGATGGCTACCTACCATACCTAAACGCACAAAGATCGATCCACGGAGGCTACAGGTCATCTACGTGGCAAGATGAGGATAGGGCTTTCCTTTTGTGGGTCAAGGCTGCGGTAGTTACCGCCATTGGCGGGCTGGTGGCTCTAGTTGCGGTGGTGGTAAATGGCTAATTCAGTCACTAAGACCCGGCTACTAATCTCAAACACTCAAGGACTTATAACCCTGTCGCAAATTAAAAAAGAACTTGACTTAACGTCCGCTGAGATTAGTATGAGCGTGTGCTACCTACTCCGGCAGGGGTCTGTGGATCGAATCAAGATAGATAACGAGGGCGCTGGGCGAAAAAAGGTCTGGGCGTATCAATACAAAACTAAACCATGATAAGAATGGTCAAAACACATAACGGCTACGCAATGCACGAGATAATCTGCGACTCGTCAGGAGTGCCAGTAAGTAGCTTCCCGGCAATCATTCAAGGGATGACAAGGCTCGACGCTATAAAATACTTGGGTGATGTCATAGAAGCAGCCAAGCTACCAGCGATTAGACTCAATGAAATACAAGCCGCTCATTAATCATCCCGTGAAATCTGGCGCCTGCGATCTTTGTGGTCGCTATAGCAGTAAGTTGATTAACGGAGCTTGCTCTCCATGTCGCTTAAAATTTAAGCAGAAGTGAGGTATATGATGGTGATTAAAAAAGCAACTAAAAGAAAACCCGGCCCGGGTAGACCAAAGGGATGCGCTAACAAGTCTACAGCCAATGCTCGGGAGGCTATCGCTCGATTCGTGGATGGCAATGCACATAGAGTGCAGATATGGTTAGACGCTATCGCTGAGACAGAAGGCCCGCTAAAAGCCTTTCAGTGCTACACAGATATGATCGAGTACCATGTGCCAAAATTGAGCCGAACAGAACTCACAGGCAAGGATGATGGCCCGGTAGACATTCGGATAACATGGAAAGCACCGAAATAGAAATGGACTACCAGCCCCGGCTGGCTTTCATGCCGTTTCATGAGAGAACAGAACGCTGGGCCTGTCTAGTAGCTCACAGACGCGCAGGTAAGACCGTAGCAGCTATCAATGACTTGATACGAGCAGCGGCTCTCTGTGCATCTCCTATGCCTCTATTTGCCTACATAGCTCCATACCGCAGTCAGGCTAAGTCAGTGGCATGGGAATATTTGAAACATTACGCACGACCAATACTCGCATCAGTCAATGAGTCTGACCTATATGTAGACTTAGTCAATGGAGCTAGGATAAGGCTATTTGGCGCTGACAATGCAGATGCAATGCGAGGACTAGGCTTTCACGGTCTGTTCCTAGATGAGTACGCTGATTTTAAACCAAGCGTGTTTGGCAATATCCTGAGACCCGCTCTATCAGACAATCAAGGCTGGTGCGTATTTGCATCTACACCAAAGGGTAAAAACCAGTTCTGGGATATATACAGCACGGCTCAGAGAATACCTAGTGAGTGGTTCTGCCTTAACCTGCCAGCATCAGTAAGCAAGCTACTCCCAGATGGGGAGCTATCGGCTGCTAAAGCTCAACTGTCACCAGACCAGTATATGCAAGAGTATGAGTGTAGCTTTGAGGCGGCGATACTGGGGGCTTTTTACGGCGTGGAGATGCGCGAGGCTACAGAGCAAGGGCGCGTCACTAGAGTAGCCTATGACAACAACGTGCCGGTACACACGGCATTCGATCTTGGTTATAGAGATGATACGGCGGTCTGGTTCTATCAGGTAATCAGAGATGAAGTGCATATAATTGATTATTACGCCGTTTCTGGTGCTAATATTGACGAAATAGCTGAAAATATCTTATCAAAGCCGTATAATTTCGGTAAGCACCACCTGCCGCATGATGCTAGAGCCAAGACATTGGCGGCTGCTGGTAAGAGTGTAATAGAGCAATTAGCGGTGCATTTCGGCATAAATAGCCTAGCTATCGTGCCTGATCTAAGTGTGCAAGATGGTATACAGGCTGTACGCAAGGTGCTGCCGCAGTGCTGGTTTGATGCAGAGCGATGCAATGAAGGCATCGAGGCTTTACGCCAGTATCAACGAGAGTATGATGAGGACAAGAAGGCTTTCCGGCAGACACCACGACATGACTGGTGTAGTCATCCGGCAGATGCCTTTAGAATGTTAGCAATAGCATGGCGGTCAGAGCCGCGAGTCAGACAGTCTGATGCGGCTAGACCGTTGATGGTAGGAGAGCAAAACACAGCAACACTTAACGATGTGTGGGCGCAAGCAAATCAACCTAAGAGAGGCAGAATATGAGTGGCATAGCAAATCCCTATAGATACCAGTACGAACACGTTGCAGCAAGTCAAACAGCACAAGTTCTAGGCGGCACAGGGGCAATCGGTGACTACATCCACAGACTAATATGCACGGTCACTACCGCCGCGACAGGCAACGTAGTTCTGGTAGATGGAACAGGAGTAGGCATACTGACCCATACAATTCTCCCTGCATCACCCGGCACAGGTATCAATGTCTATAACGTAGAGATCAACGCTGCATCTACTACTGGCGCATGGAAGATTACGACAGGAGCGGGTGTTGAGGTTATGGCTGTAGGTATATTCTCAGCATAATGCCTAGTCCTAAAGAACTAGCCGCTGGACTACAGACCTATACGCCAAAGCGTACTTTGTTGCGTGAGACGGTCAATGGCGTTGAGATTACGCCACAGCAGTCTGCTGCTCTATCTGCAACTAACCCTGCATATCAAGCAATGGACGCATACGGTGAACAGGCTAAAGCTAGATTAACTGGCGCACCAGCAGTAGACCCGTCACTGGATACCTTTGCAGAACAAGCTAGAGCTAGAATGATGGCTAGAAAAAATGCCCTCCGCTAAAGAACTAGCCAAAGCTCTTGCTAGGCAAGACTCAGTAACTCAGCAACCTCGCGACAGGTTTCTAGGTGCTACGTCTGACGCTTTTAAGTTTTTATCAGATCAAGCCGACAGGTATGTAGTGCCGGAGCGCGACCCCTTGCTTGCAGGTATGCGCGGTGGCGATCTACTGCCGTTTGGGAATGTTGCCAGACTGCTAGACGATCTCAGTCACGGTGGACGCATAACTACAGGCAGAGGACAGACTACAGCGTTAAGGCCAGAGGTGGTTGATACTGTTGCGTTAGGCGGTATGTTAGCGAATCCAGTAAAACTGGCCGGGATTGCTGCTCTTAAAAATGCTGCTAAACAGATTCATACTGGTACTGGAGTGCTGGGTAGGAATGTGATGAACCCTAGAATGAATATGTTTGCGGGTGAAGGAGCTAAGACAGCAGATCACGGAGCGTTAAAAGTAGCAAAGGATATGCAAGCCGCCGGAGTTCCTGATGAGGCTATTCATGCTAAGACAAAATGGACGTTTGGCTTTGCGGATGGCAAGCCGAGGTTTGAGATAGATGATAGTGGGGCGAAGATGGATTCATATACTAACCTTAGAAACAAGGAAAAAATAGGGTTCGCAGCTGAAAGAGATAGGATTATTGCTGAAGCTGGCAAGACACCGACATCAGCGCAAAAGTTTCAAGTAAACAATTTGCAGCAATATATCAACAGAGGAAGCTATCGCGGCGAAGTTCGGGACGCGCTAGACCACCCCGAACTATACAAAGCATACAACAATATGCGCGAAACTCCATTGAACTGGCGCGAGATGCCACAAGGGGAACATGGAAGCTATGATAGCAGTGGATTAACATTATCCCAAGGTCAATTTGGAGAAGGCGCTAAATCCACCACTCTCCACGAACTGCAACACGCCATCCAGCAGCGCGAGGGATTTGCGAGGGGTGGGAGTCCTGAGATGTTTATGCGCGGCTATCAAAATAAGCTGAAAGACTTAAACTCACAGGTAACAGACATTAACCAGCAGATGCGGGCAGTTTCGGGAACTCCGCAATATGACGAGCTAATGAATGCTCGAAGTGGCATAGTCAAACAAATTCAAGCGATTGAGGGGCGCGACGGATTGGGTGCGCTTGAGTCTGCAAATAAAGATTACCGCCGCCTAGCCGGGGAAGCTGAAGCTCGTCTAACCCAATCTCGCATGAATATGACCCCAGCGGAACGTGCAGCCTCATACCCGCCTAGTATGTTTGATGTGCCAGTAAAAGATCAGATT